CTCACCAGAAAGGTGATGCATACGAATCCGCTTTTTTAGAAGGACAAAGATCAGTCCTAAATTTTATTAAAGCGATGATCAATTCCAAACCATAAGGAGATAAAAATGGAAAATCAGACAACTGAACAGACACCTGTTCAATCTGATACGAAAACGGTATCAGATCAATCGCAACCAGTTGTTCCAAAAGTCGAAGAACAACAAACTGAGAATACAGTAGATTTTAAATCACTTATTCCAGATGAATACAAAGAAGATAAAGCTTTAGCAAATTTTCAAGATATGAACCAATTTGTTAAAAGTTATCTTCACGCAAACAAAATGGTAGGACTCGATAAGATTCCAGTACCAAATAAGTTTGCAACAGAAGAAGATTGGCAAGAAGTGTTTAAAAGATTAGGCGCGCCAGAAACTCCAGATGATTATAAATATTCATTTAAGGAGGATGAGGTTGATCCTAAACAGTTAAAGGCTTTTAATGAAACTGCTCACCAATTAGGATTACTTCCTAAACAGGCAGATGCATTAGTTAAGTATTATAATAATCTTAATCAAAACCATTCTGAACAACTTGAAAATCAAGCTAATGAAGCTCAATCAAAAACAGAAGCTGAGCTTAAAAGAGAGTTTGGTCCACAATTTAACAAACGGTTGGATCAAGCTAAAAGATTAGCAACTAATACTTTAGGAGAAGAATTTTTAAACAACACCGTTCTAAAAGATGGAAGTCGTTTAGGAGATAATCTTGAAGTCATTAAAGCATTTTCAAATCTAGCAGAAAAACTATCAGAAGATGAAATCGTAAAAGGTGAAGGTTCTGAATATCAAACTGCAAAAGATATTGAAAAACAAATCGCTGAGCTAACACAACAAGGATCTGCTTATTGGCAGGACCAACATCCAAATCACAAAAAAGCGGTGGATGAAGTTTTTAAGCTTAGAGAAATGTTAAATGCTTAAAGAAATTCATAAGAGATAATCTTTAACCAAGACCTCTTAAGATAAAGTCGAATTGCAGACTATAAATGTAAAGGTAAGATCTCTCATTCGAGAGGCAATCAAATCGATTAATTAACAACCAATAAGGAGGACATAAATATGTCATCTCAAATAACTACTGCTTTCGTACAACAGTACAGTAACAATGTACAAATGTTGTCGCAGCAGAAAGGTTCTCTCCTTAGAGGTGCGGTATCAGTTGAAGGTGTCGTTGGCAAAAATAGTTTTTTTGATTCTGTGGGAACAGCCACAGCAGTTAAACGGACTTCACGCCATGGCGACACTCCTCAAATCGATACTCCACACTCAAGACGGAGAATATCGTTGGTTGATTATGAATATGCGGATTTAATCGATAACGTAGATCGGATTCGAACATTAATCGACCCAACATCATCGTATGCACTCGCTGCTGCTTATGCACTAGGTAGAGCGCAAGACGATGAGATCATCGCTGCTGCAACTGGCACAGCTTATACTGGAGAAACTGGCTCAACGAGTACAGCTCTCGGTGCAAGTCAAGCTATTACAGAAAGCGGTACAGATGGTTTAACTATTGCAAAATTGCGTACAGCAAAAGAAACGCTGGACAATAGCAATGTTGATCCGTCAATTTCACGATGGATAGCAGTTGGACCTCGGCAAGTCACAGACTTGTTAGGAACTACTGAAGTTACATCTAGCGACTATAATACGGTTAAAGCTTTAGCAAACGGTGAAGTAAATTCTTTCTTAGGATTTAGATTTATTGTTACTAATAGACTTTCAATCGCTTCTTCAAAAAGATTATGTATAGCTTGGGCGCAAGACGGAATTAAGCTTGCTCTAGGTCAAGACATAATAACTCGGATAGACGAAAGATCTGACAAAGGATATTCCACACAGGTTTATGTTTGTCAGTCGATCGGTTCGGGAAGACTCGAAGAAGAAAAAGTCGTTTCAATACAAGCTCACGAAGCTTAATCATAGGAGGATAATAGAAATATTATGGCAAGTGTAAAAGGTGCTAATATCACCAATATGGATGCTACTCCTGTAGTTAAAGTGAGTAGCGAAGAAGCTGGTGGAAAGTTAAGAGTGTTTCACGACACTTATGAAGCTTCATCATTAGCAAGTGGATCTGACATCACAATCGCTAGAATACCAAAGAACGCAACTATTCACGATGTAATCCTTAAAGCGGATGCATTGGGCGGATCAGTTACGTTAATCGTTGGTGATAGCTCTGATGACAATAGATTTATAGACGCTGTAGGCACATGGAATGTTGCTGGACAAACTCAGTCAATGTTGGCTGGAAGTTCAACAGGCGCTCCAGTTCCTGCGGTAACAGGTCTTGGCTATAGAACGACTGCCGAAACAGATATATTGATAACTACTGGCGGAGCATCTGCTAGTAACACAATATACAGTTGGGTAATCTACTCTGTAGAATAATCAAAACCAAAATAAGTTAGGCGCTGAAATATGCGCCTAGCTTTCACAATGAATTTTCAAAATTTTAATGAAGGTATTTATAATAATTGGGATGCTATGCGTTCCGAATGTGGAATGTATGTGGTTCAACGACCAACCAGAACCCAAAAAATATCGCAGCTTAAAAACCTGTATAACTGCCGCAACGGAGTTGGGAAATAAAATGTATAAAGAAATGACACAACAAGGAATACCAGTAAGAATTAACACCTGGTGCAAAAAGATAGAGGATCATGGCGAGTATAGTTGATATTTGTAATAGCGCTTTAAATTTACTTGGTGCATCAACTATAAGTGCTTTAACCGATGACAATAAAAATGCAAGACTTTGTAATCAGAGGTACGAACCAATTAGAAATCGTGTCTTTAGAAGTCATGCGTGGAACTGCTTACACAAGCGAATACAGCTAGCTCAAAATAGTACAGCTCCTGTAATCGAATATAGTTATGCTTACGCATTACCAAGCGATTGTTTAAGAGTTTTAAAAATTCATACAGGATCAACAGACAGTATCGTATCAGATATAGATTATAAATTAGAAGGTAGAAACATCGTTACCGATGAAGGAACTGTATATCTGATCTACATCGCTTTGGATGAGGATCCAAATAATTATGACGTTTATCTTCAAGAAAGTATTTCACACATGCTGGCTTCGGATCTTGCTTATGCAATAACGAATAATGCAACATTAGCAAAAAATTATATGGAAAGAGCTGATGAAAGACTTAGAGAAGCAAGATTTATAGATGCTACAGAAAATGCTTTAGGAACTGTAGAAAGTTCAGAATTTATTAATGCCAAACTTTAGACATGACTTTAGCAGCTTTCGATCCAAGAAATTTAACTCTTTATAAAGAACCAAAATTACTTCTTCATTTTCAATGGCAGGATAATTCTAAAGTTTATCGTTATGCTTTAGTTGAAATGATAAATGAAGGCGCAATTAATCATCAAAACAAACAAAAGGATGATGAGGTTGGTTTAACACAAAAAGAAATTTGGAAAAAGAAATATGCCTAGAACCACATTAGCCTTAACCAGTTTTGTCGGAGGAGAGTTTTCTGCTTTATTAGATGGCAGGACTGATTTTGATAAGTATTCCTCTGGAGTAAAAAAATTAGAGAACTTTTTAGTACGACCTCAAGGAGCTGCTACAAGACGAGTTGGAACACAATTTATTGCAGAAGTAAAAGATAGTTCAAAAAAGACAAGATTAATTCCATTTGAGTTTAATACTCAACAAACTTACATTTTGGAATTTTCAGATCAATACATAAGATTTTATAAAGACAAAGGACAAATTTTATCTGGAACTCCTTATCAAATTTCATCACCTTATCTTGAAGCGGAATTATTCGATATTAAATTTGCACAGAGTGCAGATGTTATGTATCTGTGCCATCCTAATCATGCGGTAAGAACATTAAGTCGAACTGGTCATACTTCATGGACTTTAGCTGAAATAGAATTTGTTGATGGACCTTATTTATCTACAAATACTACTTCCGTTACGATGACACCTGCGGCAACGACTGGTCTTGATCAAACTTTAACAGCATCTAATGGAACATTTGCTTCTACCGATGTTGGAAGATTAATTAATTTTTCAGGCGGTTATGCAAAAATTATAACTTACACAAGCTCAACCGTTGTCAAAATTGATATTAAAAGTGATTTTGACGATACATCTGCAGTAACAGATTGGAAATTAGGAACTTTCTCAGATACGACAGGTCATCCTTCTTGCGTTTCCTTTTTTGAACAGCGATTAGTTTTTGCAGGAACAACCAACGAACCGCAAACTTTATATTTTTCAAAGTCTGGTGATTACACCAATATGACTGCAGGAACAGATGCGGATGATGCAATGATTTATACG